ACACGCCCACCTACAAATACAACGAGGGTAAAAAGTGAAATTAATTTAAGTTTTTGGAATAAAACGGACAAAAAAGAAATAAAACAAAAGAAAAAGAATTAAAAAGTTTTCTTTTTCTGAGAGGGGTAGAAAATGAGGAAAACATTAGAAGAAAAAGTAGAACAGTTAAAGCGCGAAGCACAGGAGAAAGGGCTTCTTAATAACTTACTCTATGAAGAGCTTATAGACGACTTCGCTTATCAGACTAAGTTAATGCAGAGACTCAAAGAGGCAATAGATGAGGGAGATCTGGTTACAGAGAAGACTTATATTAAGAATAACCCTAACCAAAGCCCGAACAAGCTAATAGCCACCTATAACGCAACATCTAACGCCAGAGTTAATACGGTCTCCGCGTTAAAGAAAGTTATAGACAGTTTCGACGGAGAAAAGAAAGAAAATAAAGACCCGCTGCTTGCGATCATTAACGGGGGCGGAATTAGTGACTAAAGCTTACGAGTATTGCAAGAAAGCCGTTAAAGCTAAGACCACTCCGAAGTACGTTAAAAAACAAATGCGGGAGTTTATGCGTATCGAAGAGGGGAAAGATAAGAAGTATAAGCTAAGCGAGTTTAAATACGGGCAGATAGAAGCTATACTTAAAATCTTAATTATGCCTAAAGGCTTAAAGGCAGGGCAGACACTATACGAGTGTACTACGGGGTATCAATGGTTAATTTATACGGCGGTCTTATGTACCGTTTACCGAGATAACGAAGAACGCAGGCGTTACGAGACCTGTATACTAGAGATATGTCGTAAGAACTTCAAGACTTATACAGTAGGAACGCTATTTATTATCCTATTCATAACGGAACCTAACTTCTCGGAGTTCTATAGCGTCGCTCCCGACGGGAAACTCTCGAGGGAAATAAAAGAAGCGATCACTAAGACAATTAAAAGTAGCCCTCTGATTTATGAGTACGAGGGTACTAAGAGGTTTAAGCTTCTCCGTGATTATATAGAATTTATCGCCCGAGAGTCTAAGTATACTCCATTAAATTATTCAAATAGCAACATGGACGGAAAGCTCCCTAACGTGTATTGCGCGGATGAAGTCGGAGCTTTACCGAATACTTACGCTATCGAGGCGATGCAGAGCGGACAGTTAAACATACTAAATAAGTTAGGCTTTATTATCTCGACGAAGTACCCGACGATAGACAACCCTATCGAAGAGTATACGGCTTACGCTAAGAAGGTATTAGACGGGATAGTTAAAGACGAGAGTTACTTCTCGTTACTTTACGAACCCGACAACCCGAAAGCTTGGGAGAGCGACGATCTAGTACTAAAGCAGGCTAACCCCGTAGCTTTAGAAGTGCCTGAGATCTGGGAAGACCTCTTAAAGAAGAGAGCCAAAGCGGTAGCGATGGAGTCAGCAAGAGAGAACTTCGTTACTAAGCATTGTAATATTATTTACCAAGGCGCAGGAACCGAGACATACATAGACGTTAAAGACGTACAAAAGACAAAGGTAAATAGCATAGATTGGACGGGTAAAGTTGTGTACCTCGGCGTAGATCTATCAGAAAGCAACGATAATACCTCGGTAGCTATGGTAGGGATAGACGAAAACGAAGACATAATAGCCGAAGTGGTGGCTTTCATCCCAGAGGGCAGGATAGACGAGAAGAACGCTTTCGAGAGGTTAGACTATAAGGAGTTTATCCGAAGCGGTAAAGCGATAGCCTGCGGCGATAAGGTAATAGACTACGCGGTAGTAGAGGACTATATCCTTAATATTGAGAAAAAGTACGGCGTACAAATCCAAGCGGTAGGATACGACAGGTATAACGCCTTATCTACGGCGCAGAAACTAGAGAGAGCAGGTTACAATACTATCGAGATACGGCAACACTCTAGTGTATTACACCCACCGACCAAGTTATTAAGAGAGAAGATAGAGAGCGGAGAGTTTCAATACACCGAAAATAAACTTCTAGAAATAAACTTCCAAAATGCGCGATGTACCTACGACACGAACAAAAACTTATACGTTAATAAAAAGAGATCTAAAGGTAAGGTCGATATGGTAGTAGCGTTAATTAATGCGGTTTATCTCTTAGAGCAGGACTACTTCTTAAACCAATCAGATTTTACAATCCAAGTATTATAAAAAATATAGGAATTTTTAAACGGGGAAATGTGATATAAAATAGGCGTACCCCATAAAAAGTATTATTTCCCCTTAAAAGGCGGCTAGTATTATGCTAGTCGCTTTTTTGTTAGAAAAAATATAGGAATTTTAACCCTTGTTTTCGTGGTATCTTGTACTAGTAAAAAGGGGGCTAATATGGGCTTTTTTGATAGATTAAAAAAACGAGATAGCAGGCTAGACGAGAATACAGTAGACGACGTACTACTTAAGGCAATCATTAACGGCGAAGCAATAAAGCGAGAAGACGCTCTTACTTTGCCTGCGGTAAGCGGAGCCGTTGACTTTATTAGCGGTACTATCGCGTCTATGCCTGTTAAACTCTATAAATATAAAAAGGGCAGAGTAGAAGAGCAGGAAAACGACCCGAGAGTAAAGATGCTTAATATAGACACGGGCGACACTCTCGACGGATTTCAGCTTAAAAAAGCCCTCGTCGAAGATTATCTCTTAGGTAAGGGCGGTTATTGCTATATCGAGCGCGAAAGAAACGAAGTTAAAGCCCTTAAGTATATCCCCGAAGGATTTATAAATATATACAGAGACCCGAACCCTCTCGAAAAATGGTTTACTATACTCTGTTACGATCAAGAGTTCCAACCTTACGACTTTATTAAGTTACTGAGGAACACTAAGGACGGAGCAAGCGGAGTAGGGCTTTGCGCGGAAGTCTCCAAGGCATTAGAGACCGCCTACAATATGCTTAAGTACCAATTAATGTTAGTCAAGTCTGGCGGCAATAAGAAGGGCTTTATTAAGTCCCAGAGGAAACTCGGGCAGGAAGAAATAGACCTCTTAAAGGCGGCTTGGCAAAACTTATACGCCAACGATCAAAGTAACGTAGTAGTCCTTAATAACGGCTTAGAGTTCCAAGAAGCCTCTAATACCTCGGTCGAGATGCAATTAAACGAGTCCAAGAAGACTCTACAAGACGAGATAAATAATATCTTCCATATCTCTAACGATTATTACGAGACTTTTAAAACCGCTATATACCCAATAATTAAAGCTTTCGAGACCGCTCTAAATAGAGACCTGCTTCTTGAGAAAGAAAAAAGCAAGTTTTACTTTGAGTTTGACGTAAAAGAAATCATCCGAGCAAACATAAAGGAAAGATACGAAGCCTATAAGATAGCAAAAGAAATCGGTCTCAAAACTCTTAATGAATTGAGACGGGACGAGAACCTTAACGATATAGAAGGACTTGACGTTGTAGACTTTGGGCTTGGCTCAGTATTATACGACGTTAACACCCATACATATTACACGCCGAACACGGGAGACGTTAAAGGCGCAGAAGTTACGGAAGACTCGGACGGGAACACCGAGGTCACGGAACAACTGAAAGGAGTAACAGATGATAACATACAATGATTGCAGACAGGGCAACGAGTACGAATACAAAGGACTCTCAACAGACGAAAAGCCGACAGATTGTGGCGCTAATTCAATATTTTTGGAATTAGACACGGGCGACTTTTACTACTTCACGGGTGAAGCGTGGGCAAAGATAGGGGGCTAACCTATGAATTATTACGATATTCTTTTTGCAAAGAAAATGGGCGGCGGAGTAGCCCCGCCAGAGGATAGCTATCAGCTTAAAACAATAACCACGCCAACAAGCCTTGCAACGTTTAACGCAAGCGCAATGCCAATGCCCTCCCTTAAAGTAAGTGTAGAGGCAAAGCAAGACCTTCACGGCTACGACCATCCGTGGGTTGGGGGAGCTGGGAAGAATAAACTGCCCATTCTGTTGAGCGAAGTTAAAAGCAATAACACAAGCGGTACATGGAGCGGTGATACTTATTCTTATTCGGGTGTCACCTTTAAGGTGGACAGTAATAGTGATGGATATGTAACAAAGGTTACAGTAAATGGAACATCATCAAGTGCGTTTTCATTCTATCTAAAAAGAACACCTTTATCATTTAATACTGATACAATTCTGAACGGTTGTCCTAATGGTGGCGGTGATTCGACCTATGATTTACGGGCAAGTAATTATAGGGATATAGGAAGCGGTCGAATAATTCCTGCAAACAGTACTATTGAGGACACGTGGATTGTAATAAGAAGTGGGATATCATTCAGCAACCTTGCATTTTATCCCATGATTCGTCTTTCCTCAGTATCTGATGCAACCTTCGCCCCCTACTCCAACATCTGCCCTATAAGCGGATGGGATGAGGCTAATGTGAGTGATGTGGATGACGTGGACAATCCTACAGTTACTCAGACCACCAACATCTCCCTCCCTCAGACCGTATACGGCGGTGAATTGGATGTGGTTAATGGGGTGCTGAAGATAACTGACGGATATATAGCAAGTTATAATGGTGAAACACTTCCGTCAGCATGGATAAGTAGTATGGATGAATATGCAGAGGGAACAAGCCCAACAACAGGCGCAGAAGTATGTTACGAACTAGAAGAGCCTATTATTATCAACCTCACTCCATCCCTCATCAAATCCCTTAACGGACAGAACAACCTCTCCGTGGATTGTGGGGATGTTATTGAGGGGGAGTATTTTATAAAACTTTAGAAAGGACGGCTTAATATGAACATAAGAATAACAGAGAACGCCGTCGAGATAGACGGTTACGTAAACGCCGTGGAAAGGCTCAGCAAACCACTAAAAGACAGGCTCGGGGAATTTGTCGAGCGTATCAAAGTAGGAGCATTTAAACGAGCCTTGGAAAGGACCGACGACGTAAGGATACTTTTAAACCATGATTGGGGTAGAGACCTCGGCGGCATTAAGGACGGCAACCTTGAACTACACGAGGACGCCATAGGCTTACACGCTAGGGCAACTATCACAGACAAGGAAGTAGTTGAGCAGGCAAAGCGTGGAGAGTTGAGAGGGTGGAGTTTTGGCTTCACAGATAGAGACGTAGAAAAAGGAGAAGAGAACGGGCTTACTGTTAGGAACGTCAAGGACTTAGACCTTTACGAAGTCTCACTCATAAACCGCCAGAGGGTACCCGCTTACGATGGCACTTTGGTTGCGGTAAGAGCCGCAGACGAAACACTTTACAATCTGGGAGACGTCACAGAAACCGAAACCAAACTCGAAGAGAGAACGGAAGAGAAAACGGAAGAACGAACGGAAGGACCCGAACCAAACGAAGATAACGCGGACGAAAAAGGCGCGTTAGATTATACAGAGTACCACAAAATCATAGAAGAAATGAAAGGAGAAAAATCACTATGAACTACAAAGGACTCGTAGAAAAGAAAAACGACCTAATCACACGCGCCGAGGCAATATTGAGCGACGCAGAGCAGGCAAAAAGAGAACTTACAGACGATGAGGCACAGGAACTCGCAGAAATCAGGGACGACGTGAAGAAGATTAAAGAAGCCCTCGAAATCCATGATGAAATCAAGGAAGAGAAGAAAGAACTCAAGGAAGAGGATGTCAACGAGGCAGCTTGCGAGGAAGAAAACGACCGCAGAGCTTTTGAAGCTTACGTTAGAGGCGTAGTACTTAACGAAAGAACTAACATGACAAAGGCGGCTAACGGAGCGGTTATTCCTGCTACTATCGCAAATAAGATCATTAAAAAGGTTTATAATATTTGCCCGATTCTCGAGAAGTCTACAAAGTACAACGTAAAGGGTAAGCTCGAAATCCCTTACTACGATGAGGGAACTACCTCTATTACAGTAGACTACGCTAGCGAGTTCGTAGACCTTACTAGCAACGTAGGCACTATGGCAAAGATAGAGCTTGATGGTTTCCTCGCAGGAACTCTTACTCTTATCTCTAAGTCACTTATCAACAATGCACAGTTTAATATAGTAGATTTTATCGTAGAGCGTATGGCTTACGCTATTAAGAGATTTATCGAAAACGAGCTTCTCAACGGAACTACAAATAAGATAGAGGGACTTAGCGGAGTTACTAAGACAGTAACCGCCGCCGCTACTAGCGCTATTACCGCAGACGAGGTTGTAAGACTTCACGATTCAATTATCGACGATTACCAGAACGGGGCTATTTGGATTATGTCCCCTGCTACTAGAACCGCTCTTAGAACTCTTAAGAGCAATACAGGTTATTACCTGCTTAACGATGATGTATCCTCACCATTTGGTACAACTCTTCTCGGAAAGCCTGTATTTGTTTCCGACAATATGTCAGACATGGCGGCAGGAAAGACCGCGATCTACTACGGCGATATGAGCGGACTCGCTACTAAGTTTAGCGAAGAGATGAACATAGAAGTACTCAGGGAGAAATACGCTACTCAGCACGCCGTAGGCGTAGTAGGTTGGCTCGAGTTCGATTCAAAGGTAGAGGACGCTCAGAAGATAGCTAAGCTTGTTATGGCTACTAACTAATTAAGGGGGTGGCTATAATGGCTAATACGGCAATTAGAGCGCTTACCGCCTTTAGTGATGGTGTTATATCCATGTACGAGGGCGAAGTAAGGAGCGTAGACAGTACTAAGGCTAGCGCTTTCGTAGCCGCAGGGCTTGCGACGGAAAACACAACGGCGGTATTACCAAGCGGAAGTAAAACCATTACCGCTAACGGTACTTACGACGTATACGACAAGGAAACCGCTATAGTTAACGTATCAATAGCCACGGTTACATATAATGTAAACGGCGGCGAGGGTACAGTTGTAGCGGCTACCGCAATAGCGGGCAATACAATAACCCTTGACGACGGTACGGGAATTACACCGCCTACCGATAAAGAGTTTAAGGGTTGGGCTACTACAGAGGACGCAGAGGCGGCAGACGTAACAAGCCCTTATACAGTAACCGCAGACGTTACACTATACGCGGTATACGGTGCAACCGAGTAAGGGGGGGCGCTTATGTATAAAGCTAAAGTAAGCTTTAGCGGCGTAGTGTCTATGAACGTGGGCGAAGTCACAGACATAGCCGACGTTAACATAGCTAAAGACCTTTTAAGGGCGGGTTATGTCGAAGAGATAAAGCCCGCCGAAAAGGCTAAGCCCGTTAAAGATACATTAAATAAAAAGCCCAGAGCAAAGAAAAGCGGGGGTAAATAAACCCCAAAAGGGGGTTAACCTATGAACGCAATAACTAAAGTTAGCGAGATTACGGCGCAGGACGTAGCCGACTATATAAGGATAGCGGAGCTAACACAGGACGACGAGAACTTTATAACGAGTACCATAAACGTAGCTAAAGAATATATCCTTAACTATACGGGGATAAAATCTGAAGACTTAGATAACTACGCGGACATGATTATAGTAGTTTTCGTCTTATGTCAAGATATGTACGACACACGAGAGTTATACGTTGATAATTCCAACCTTAACAAGGTTGTAGAGGGTATTCTGGGATTACACCAAAGGAACTTACTATAATGATAAATGCAGGGAAATATAACAGGCGTATACATATTTATAAAGTGACCAAGGGCAAAGATACGGCGGGCTTTCCTGCTAATGCCGAGGAGTTAGTACTCTCAGCTTATGCAGAGGTTAAAACTACTAAAGGCTTTACCTTGATCGCCAATAACACGGACTACGAGAAAGCGTTAACCCGCTTCGTAATCCGTTACCCTGTTACCCAAATCACTTATGACATGATTATAAGGTTCAATGGGAAGACATATACCATAGAATACATTAACAACGTAGACGAAGCTAACCGAGAGTTAGAGCTAGAATGTAAAGAGGTTCTTAAAGTTGGCAAGGTTTAAAGCGGAAGTTCCAAACGACATAATTAAGCAATTCGAGACCGTAGAGAAAAATACGGATAAGATGCTAGAAGAAATGACTCAGGCAGGCGCACAGACAGTACTAGCGGCTATCAAAGCGAGCGTTCCTGCGAGTTGGTACTCTAGTAATATTATGAAGTGCTTAAGGATTACGCGATCATATAAGACACCAAGCGACGACGGAGTTAACACTAAAGTAGCTTTCTATGGATATTTCATAGACAAGCAGGGCAAAAGAAAAGCCGCTCCGCTCGTTGCTAACGTCACGGAGTACGGGAGAAGTAACCACCCGTACCCAAAGAAGCCTTTTTTAAGAAAATCCTTTAACCGCGGGAAAATCGAAAAAGCTATGCAGGCGGTACAGGATAAGTATTTACCAAAGGGGTAAGCTATGATTTTTAATTACAACGCAGAAATTGAGGAAACTTTGCAGAGTTTAGGCGTACCCGTTAGCTTTATGTTTTACGACGGAGACGAGGAGACTTACGTTACTTATATGCAACTCGATAAGGACAACGCGTTAGCAGGTGACGACGAAATACTCGGAGTCGTGCAATATTACGACTTTGACGTTTACAGTAAGACTAATTACTTAAGCGTTATTGATAACTTAATAGACTTAATGGTAGCGGCGGGATGGACATACCAACCAAGTCGCGATAGCCCCGATCTATACGAAAGGGATACCAAATATTATCATAAAACTATATGCTTAGCAAAGGAGAGTATGAACAATGGCTAATATAGGCTTAACAAATATATGGTTTTCAAATCTCACCGAAGCCGCAGACGGCACGGCAATATACGACGGGGCAAAGAACCTCGGCAAAGCCGTAAGTTGTTCGGTTTCAATTACAAACAACGAAGCAAAGCTTTACGGAGACGACGCACTCGCTGAGAGCGACACAAGCTTCGCAAGCGGTACTATCACTCTGGGAGTAACAGACGACGACGACACTATCTTCGCTCCGCTGCTCGGTCATAATATCGACGCAAACGGTGAAGTAGTAAAGGCAAGCACAGACGTTGCGCCTTATGTCGGTGTCGGTAGAATCGTAACAAAGATGGTTAACGGCGTTTACAAGTATAAGGTTGAGTTCCTTTATAAAGTAAAATTCGGCGAGCCATCACGCGACGAGAATACTAAGGGCGAGAGTATCGAATTTACTACTCCATCCGTAGAAGGTGTAGTAGCTTCTCTCGGAGATGCTAACGGAACTTGGAGCAAGTCCAAGACTTTCGCAACAAAGAGCGACGCTCTTACCTACCTTAAGAACCTCATGGTAGCAGGCGGAACAACTTACAGAGTTACATACGACCTTATGGGCGGCTCTGGCGACGTTGCAGACGCAGACGTAACCGCAGGCGAAAGTGTAACTCTTGACGACGGCGAAGGTATCACACCACCAACGGGTAAAGAGTTTAGCGGATGGAGCCTTACACCAAACGGCGAGATAGTAGCTTCTCCATTTACACCAAGCGGCAACGTAACACTTTACGCGGTATACGTAGGAGCTTAACTTCCTCATACATTTATCCTCATTTATAGGGCGGTCTAAAAGCCGCCCTTTTTCCAAAAAAAGAAAGGGTCTTTAGCGATGGTAGGAAAATCAGTTTTAAATTATAAAAACACGGATTACGAGTTAGTATTCAACCTTAACGTAATGGAGTCTATACAGGAAGAATACGGCTCGGTAGAAGCTTGGAGCGAGTTAACGGACGCCTCAGAGCCTAATATGAAAGCTATAATCTTCGGTCTTACCGAAATGATTAACGAGGGTATCGAGATTTATAACGAAGACCATAACGACTCCCGTAAGCTTCTTACTAAAAAGCAGGTCGGACGTATGATAAGTGAGATAGGTCTCGACAATGCTACTAAGGAACTAAATAAAAGCGTAATAGATAGTACTAAGAGTGACGAAAAAAACTCATAATCCATGATGAAGTATCAGACCCTACTATTAACTTCTCATGGTTCCGATTTATCGGAAGAACAAAACTAGCATTAACTAACCACGAAGTAGGGCGCTTGACTCTGCGTGAGTTTAACCGAGAGTACCAACTCTATAAGGACGACTTCGACCTTGAGATGTTACTCAAAGCGACGCGGACAACTTACGCGCAGGCAAAGAAACAGGCACAACAAGCGGAAGAGTGGTTTTAAGAAAGGGGTATAAATGGCAGGATTCGGCGGTAGCATTAAGCTACAAGGCGAGAGCGAATATAAGAAAGCCTTAAAGGGGATTACTCAGGGACTTAAAGAAACAGGCTCGGAGCTTAAGCTTCTTTCTGCGCAATATCAGAGCAACGACAAGAATACGGCGGCTCTTTCGGCTAAATCCGCAGAGCTTGCCAAGAAGTTAGACGAGCAACGTAAAGCCCTTGATGCGTTAAAGAATAATTATAAGTCGTTAGAGTCTCAGTATTCGGCGATCACCGCAAAACAGAGCGAACTCGGAAGTAAATACCAAGAGGAAAAAGCCAAGCTTGCAGAAATCGGAAAGACTCTGGGGACGACTTCAAAGGAATACCAAGAGCAGGCTAAAGTAGTAGACGCTTTAGAGCAGGAGTACAACGATAACGAGAAAGCCCAAGAGCGGTTAGCTAACTCTATGTCGCAAATGCGGACACAGATAAACAACGCAGAGACGACTATAACTAACGCTTCTAACGCTTTAGATAATCTTGATAAAGACTTAGAAGAAACGGGCGACGAAACGACCAAAACGGGCGTTAAATTCGAAAGTTTTGGGAAAGTTGCGGTAGCGGCTATTAAAGGATTAGGCGTTGCTATGGCGGCGGTAGCGGCGGGAGCGGTAGCTCTGGGTAAAAGTATCGTAGATCTAGCAGGCTCGACCGCTAAATATGGCGACGAAATCGACAAAGAAAGCCAAAAGTTATCGCTATCCGCGGAGAATTACCAAAAGTTAGACTACGCTCTTAAGAGAAACGGCTCCGATATAGGGCAGGTATCAAAGGGTATCAAGACCATAACAAGCGACCTTGCAAGTTTTGCCTCGGGAGCTGACGACGCCACCGCGAAATACGACGCTATGGGCGTATCTCTCAGTAATGCGGATGGTACTCTTAAATCTTCGGAGCAAGTCTTAATTGACACTATTAACGCCCTCGCAGATATGAGCGACGAGACTCAGCGAAACGCGGCGGCGCAAGATATATTCGGAAGAAGTTACCAAGAGTTACTACCTCTTTTAAATGCGGGCGGAGACTCCCTTAAAGAGTTAATGCAAGAAGCCGAAGACTACGGTATGGTTATGAGTGATGACGCCGTAAAGGCTTCGGCGGCTTTTGAGGACTCTCTCTTAAAGATGCAGGGGACTTTCACAGGCTTAAAGAACACCATAGGCGCGGAGTTCTTACCGTCCTTAACTACGATCATGGACGGACTTAGCGACCTTATGGCAGGTAATGACGAAGCAAGCGCGGAATTAAAGGCAGGTATAGAGGGATTTGTAGGCGCGGTAAAAGGCGCGGTTCCTCAGTTATCGACTTTACTTACCTCGATGCTAGACGGAGTAATTACGAGTCTACCCGATTTAATCAAGAGCTTAGCAGACGGGCTTATTAGTAATATGGGGCAGATTTCAACGGCATTACTTACCGCTATAGGCGGGATAAATGAAATACTCCCCGACTTAGTTAAGTCTATACTCGAAGTAATACCCGATATTATTACGGGACTTACTGAAATGTTACCCGACTTGATCACGGCGGGCAACGATATAATTAAAGGACTATTAGACGGCATAACTACCGCTTTGCCCGACATTATCGACGCAATTACAAAGATGATACCCGACTTAGTAACAGCATTAACGGACGGTATACCCGACTTATTAGATGGGGCTATTAAGCTATTTATGGCAATCGTGGACGCTATACCGAGAATTATCACTACTTTAGCTCCTGAGATACCTAATATAGTTAAATCTATCGTAGATACCTTAATAAAGGCACAAGACCAATTATTGAACGCGGCTATTACGTTACTTAACTCCATTATCGAAGCAATACCGACTATTATAGACGCTTTAGTACCTCAGATACCTACTATTATCGACACGTTAATAGAGGGTCTTTCCAAAGGTACGGATAGCTTGATACAAGGAGCGTTAGCGCTTCTCAATGGTATTATTAAAGCGATACCGCTTATTATTAAAGCAATCACTCCGAAGATACCTACTATAGTTAACTCCATAGTTAAAGCACTTATAAGTAATATTAAGATAATGATAGACGGGGCGTTAACTCTGTTAAAGGGAATAATCCAAGCGATACCGCTCTTAATTAAAGAATTAGTCCCAGAAATCCCAAATATTATTACAAGCGTAGTCGGAGCCTTGATAGATTGCTTACCCGACCTTATAAAGGGCGCTTTTGAGTTATTTATGGGGCTTGTAAAAGGTCTCGGAGATGCGGCAAAAGAACTCTTGAAGTCTTTACCGCCGATAGTAAGCGGAGTAGTAAGCGGGTTAGTAGCTCCGTTAAAAGAGAAATTTAACGGCTTATGGACTTCCGTAAAAGACATTTTTGGGAAAGTGCCTACTTTCTTCAAAGATATGTTTACGGGGGCTTGGAATAATATAAAGAACGCCTTTAGTAACTTTACTTCGTTCTTTAGCGGACTCTGGGATAAGATTAAGACTACCTTTAGCGGACTCGGAACCAAAATGGGCGACGCTATAGGCTCTGCGGTTAAAAAAGGCATAAACAACGTAATTTCGCTTATCCAAAATACAATAAACAAGGCGATAAGCCTCATTAACGGAGCTTTAGGAGTAATAAGCAAGATTACAGGCGGCGCGGTCGGTACTATTTCGCCGTTAAATCTTCCAAGACTTGCGCGAGGCGGTATAGTTGACTCACCTACTACGGCGATCGTCGGGGAAAAAGGTAAAGAGGCTATCGTACCACTCGAGAATAATACCGAGTGGATAAAGAAGGTAGCCGCCGAAGTATCTACCGCGATGATGCGACCGCTTGCGGAGAACCCAAAGGCAGATAACTATAGTAAAATGGTAGACGCCTTTAAGGACGCTCTAAAGGGCGTTAAAATCGTCTTGGACGACGACGAAGTAGGGCATTTCGTAGAACAGACCGTTATTAATGCTTTATATTAGGGGGTAAAATGAGACCATTTATTATTATAAACGGGAGAAATTCCGAAGAAATAAACGGGCTACTTATTCAGAGCTTGCCGCCTATCACTAAGCCGAAGATGCGAGCAGACTTAGAGGAGATAGACGGCAGGGACGGGGATATAGCCACGACGCAGGGCTACGGAGCTTATGACAAAACCATAAGGATAGGGCTATATGGTGATTATAACGTAGACGAGATTATTAGTTACTTCGATTCTAAAGGGACGATAACCTTCTCCAACGAACCCGATAAAGCTTATAACTTCGCCTGCTACAATCAAATAGATCTAGAGAAGTTAGTAAGGTTTAAAACCGCAAACGTAGTGCTTCACGTTCAGCCTTTTAAATACCCTACACACCTTACGCCTATAGAGGTTACTGAGGCGAGCGATCACAACGAGATAACCGTAAGGAATAGTGGGAACATTTATAGTAAGCCTGTTATCACCATCAGCGGAGACGGCGTTATTACCTTAACACTTAATGGTAAAAAAGTGTTAAGTTGTGAACTCAATGAGGAAACAATGGTAATAGACGTCGAGGAGATGAACGCTTATAAATTGGATGCGTTTAATAGGAGAAGCGGGTACCTTAACCGCAAAGTAAAGGGCGACTATAACGACCTATCTCTAAAGGCAGGAGATAACACTCTAGTAACAGACGGCAACTTACGGCGCGTTAAAATCGAGAATTATACGAGGTGGCTATAATGGTTAATAAACAAGGTTTCGAGAATTTCATAGAACAAGACATAAGTATGGTTAGGGGCGATACTCTCTCGTTTAACTTCCAAATAGCAGGACTCGGAGAGGACGAGCCTACTTTCGAGATGGTATGCAGAGAGACATATACTACTAATAACCTAATCTTCTCCGCTGACTCTGACGAGGGTATAGACCTCATAGACGATACTAACGGGGTTAAGACGTACGCGGTATGGGTACACCCTATACAGACCTCGGGTACTAAGGCGGGGCGTTACGTCTATGATTTACGAATGACAAACGGAGAGGATAAGTTAACCTTAATGAGAGGCTACTTAACTATCCTTGATAAAGTAAGAAGTACTAACGGATTCTAAGGGGGGCAATTATGAATAGTATTACATTTAAGACAACTCTATTAAAAGGCGACACAGGAGCAGGGATAGATAAGACAATCCCAGAAGACGGCGTTATCTATTACGACGGAGACTCAGCCCCAGAGGGCTACGAACAAACGACAGACCCGACAGGTGGCGGCGGTGGAGGTGCATATTCTGAGCATACTCTATGGAGCGGTACAGAATACGCCACAAATACCGAACTTTCACTTAATGACGATATTACAAACTATAACCAAATTTGTTTTCAAGTTTACCGCGCGGCGAACAACTACCCCGATCAGCAAATATCGCAAATACATTTGACTAATGACTTGCCACTCAACACAACTATTACCGTGCTAGGTTATGACAACGGCGACTATTTATATATGCAAGTGACCGCATATAATAAGATAAAAATAATTGCAGGTTATGGGGCATCGTTTACTATCCGCAAGATAGTAGGTATAAATTATTAAGGGGGTTTAAAATGGGTATATGGATTAAGAAAACAGGCGTTACGCCGCTTAGTAGAGAAAGTAAAGTTATTAATACATACGATACTAGCGAGGATTGGAGCCTTAATACTTATAGTATTAACGTAATAAGGGCAAGGCTTGAAGCGATAAGAACCGAGCTTCTCGGTAAATTATCAATAGGCTATGTAAAAAAGAATTATGCGGTTTTTGAAAACCCAGAGAACTATATTAACTTAAGGTCGGGAGACACTCTTAACCGAGTTTCTTTCGTTAAGAACATGAATACTATCTATTTCTCCGCGATCGTGACTCTTAACTCTGACTTAGAGCCTTTAGAGTATCCTTTTACTTTCGTTTCAAGTGACCCGACTTATGGGCAGATAACACCGTCTTACTCTTTCGACGTATTAACCGTAGTAGGCAGCGGCACTAGATCTTTCGAGTACAACCCGATAGGTGATTACTTCGGCAATTCGGGCGCGACTATCAACTCGGGGCAGGTATTAAGATTTTCGACAAGTTGGGCGGTAGAAGAATGAATATATTAGTTACTATCCTTTCAACTCTGGGAGTTGCCATAGTTTCGTTAATCGGTACGATAATAACCGCCAATACTAACGGGGCTAAGATGCAACGAGAAATAGAAAAAAGTAATAATAAGATACAAGCGGAACTTGATAAGCACAACGCGGTTCAGGATACGAAGTTAGACGAACTTACGCGAGAAGTAAGAGAACATAATAACTTTGCTATTCGAGTTCCCGTTATCGAGCAACGCGTAACGGCGTTAGAAAAAGAGGTTTTCACGAAAAAATGATAAAAATCTTTAATTCTACCGATAAAAAATACAATAGCAACGGCGATGCGGTTATAATTCCGCTTAAATGCGTCGTAAAAAATGCGGATAACGGCGAGTTTACTCTTAATATGACCTGCGAGACCAAGTATAACGAGGTAGTTAAGGATAACTACATTATAGTAGTACCGACTCCGCAGGGAGAGCAAGCTTTTAGAGTGCGCCAGATTGTAAAAAAAGGGAACCGCTTAGAAGTTACGGCTTTCCATGTATATTACGATTCAGAAAATTATATAATTAAGGACTCTTACGCCGTTAATAATAACTGTTACGAGGCTCTTGTACACTTTAACTTAGCAACGGACGTTAAAAGCCCTTTTATAATAGACTCTGACTTAAGTCAAAAGCTAAATGTAAGATGCGTAAGGAAGTCGCTTAAAGAGTGCGTCGAGATCTCCCTCGAAAAGTGGGGCGGGCATTTAGTAAGGGATAATTGGAGTATCTCAATATATGAAAGTATCGCCAGAGATAACGGCGTTAATATCGAGTACCGAAAGAACCTTAGAGAAATGACCGCTACTTACGATTGGAGCGACGTAGTAACCAAGATACTACCCGTAGGTACAGACGGGATAATGCTAGACGATACTTACGTCTATAGCCAAATCCAATACGACGTACCTTTTAGTAAGGTCGTGGAGTTTCAGCAGGATATAAACGAGGACGACTACCCGACCGAGCAGGAATATATAGCCGCCCTTAAAGCCGACTTATACGAACAGGCTAAAAAGTACGTTAACGAGTATTGCTACCCAAGAGTTAATTACTCCCTCAAGGCAAGCCCCGAAGATATAAGCGGAATAGGTGAGGTTATTCGTGTTAGAGATACTCGAATAGGCGTAGATCTGTTAACCCAAGTAACGGGCTACGAGTACGACGCCTTTAACGAGAGGTACGTTACTATAGACTTTGGTAACTTCCAAAATACCGTTAAGTACGCTTTGAATAACTATTTAAAGCGCTTGTAATGCAATTTAAGACGTTAGGGTATAAAATTACCTTAACCATAGAAAAAGCCCTTAGACGAGCTTATACGCCGCCTAGGGGCTTTTATATTATCTATTCATAAATTTATTAAAGTTTTCGGGTTTAAAGAAATTTTCGCTATAAGCTAATGTCATGTATTCCCGTAGCAACTCTTTAATTAAGCCTTGGTTACTTCCTGCGTGGATAGATAAAAAGTTAATTATATCCGCGTCCGTTTCCTTATTGAGTTTTAAATATATCCCTTTAGTGTGGGCTTTGTCGTATTTCTTCTGCGCCCTGCTTTGTGCTTCACTTGCCATATTTCCCTCTTTCTCCCCGTCTTGCCGATAGGTCAGCTTAATATTATTCTATAACTTTACACCTAGTAAGCATAGTCTGCTTTTCGTCTCTATACTCGCTATGTTCTTTAACAGTACCTCTTAAGGTTATCTCGGCTTCTTCCTCTAAGCAGATAGGGCTTGTAGTCTTCCATACTATAGTATCGTCGCCTGCTTTAAAGGTGTGTATATAGTGAGTTACCATCCCGTATCCGTAAAGGTTTTTAATCTCGTACCAAGCGGAGAACTTATAGACTACTTTAAGCTCTAACCTCTCGCCTATATTTCCGACGTACTGACTCTTGGCTTTCTCCGCCTTAACACGTTCCGCCTCGGCTCTGGCTTCTTCCTCTTCCTGCTTAGCTCTGCGCTCGGCTTCTTCCTGCTTAGCTTTCCACTCCGCCGCCTGCTTCTCAGCTCTGCGGCGTCTCTGTGCTTCTAACTTAGCTTCATACTCGGGAGTGTACTCTTTCCACTTGCCTACAACCTTACCGCGCCCGCCACACTTGAAGCATACGCCAGAGTCTACATAAGAGGGGAGCGGGTGACCGTTAAGTACACCTATATAGTAAATACCCTCGCCGTTGCAACGATCGCAAGGGACGTAACCCTCGTAGTACTTAGTACCGTTCTTATCTACCTTAATCAAGTTTGCCATATCTTTTCTCCCTTCCTTAAAATATTCTTCTATATCCTTCTTCAATAGCCTTAAGAATGAATCTGTTCATCTCGTCCTTATCCTTGCTATATCTTGTTATATTTGTATATCTTCCATTGTGGAATGTTACACAGTAGAATCCATTACTTATCTTGCAGGTCAATGTGAACTGTCTCATTTTGTACTTTGCTATTGGTACTCCTTCTATCTGTCCATTTAATGTCTTCATAAGCTCTCCCTTCCTACTTCGTATTAAATCCGTTAACCTGTGTCGATAGTATGAGTATATACCTATAAAGTAAGAATGTCAATAATAGTTTTAGATTTTGAAAAAATCTTTCTTCTATGGTAAAATATAAAGGGCTTTGAATAACATAAAGCATCATAACACCTATGAAGAGGGTAGCATATCCTCTATGTTATGGAGCTATATTAGGAGATAAATATCTAACTTAATATCCTCTAACCTGCGAGTCTTCGCCGTCTTATGATAGTCTATTCTTTCACAGATGGACTTAATAAGGCGGTTTTTATCTTCCACGGGTAACTCTGGGTAAATCTCCAAGACTTTCGCTAACTTGGGGATAGCCTGCTTAATAGAGGTCTTATCTCTTGAAGAGTTATTAAGCTCTTCTATCTGCATCTTGAGCGATTCTATCTCTTTATCCAAAGCCGTAACACGCTCTAAGTACTTCTCTTTTGTGTAAACTCCCTCTTCTAGTAGTTCGCAAGCCCTAGTAGCCATCTTTTGACGCTTGGCTAATTCCGATCTAAAGCGCTTTATCTCTTTTTCTGTATCTTCTCCCTCTTCCGTCTCGTAATTCTCAACGAAGTAATTAAAATTATTAAGCTCGGCTTTTAATTCATTAAGAAGAACAGTTTCGACCTTTTCAATAGAGGCTCCCGTCGTGGGGCAATCGAGCGTATGGCAAAAGTAATAACGACCGCCAGAGTTCGCGACCTGCATCACCTTGCCGCAGACTCCGCAACGCAGGACGCCCGCCAAAGGATTAACGAGACCGACGAAAGTATTAACCTTTGTATTTTTTACGTTTAATAAAGCCTGAGTCTTGCTAAAGGTTTCTTCGGAAATAATAGGAGTATGCTTTCCTTGATAAGAAATATTATCCTTTTTACTCCGTATTTTACCTGTGTAGGTATCATTTAGAAGTATCTTCTTAACCATATCCGAAGTAAAAGCCTTGGCGTAATGAGGCTTTAAGTCGGTAGTATTCAACCAACGGGCTATATTAGTTAACTTCTGACCGCTGAGAAACCTAGAGAAAGTTTCCTTAATAATCTCTGCGTCTTTATTCGGTACCAAGACGAAACCTCTACCGATTCGGGCTTTATCATAGCCATAAGGCAAGACGCTACCCGTAAAATAACCGTCTTTAAGAGCCTGACGCTTTCCACGCTGCATACGGCGTTTAATTATCTTATATTCCCTGCGACTCATGAAAAGAGCAAACTCGAAAAATTCCTCGTCTATATCCTCGTTAGTTAGGTCGTATATCTTATTTAAAGTATAAATCTTCGTTCCCGAAGCCTTAAAGGTCTCCAATATCTCAACTTGGTCTATCTGATTTCCTCGGCTTAGTCTTTCAATTTCCATGCAGACTACGCCGTCGTATTCTTTCTGGCTTACCGCTTCAAGTAGCCTCTGCATCTCGGGGCGGTTTTCTATGGTATCCCCGCTTACGATCTCCCGATATACGGCAACGATGGTTAGGTTATTCCTTTTGCAATAGTCTATTAATTGGGTTTCATGCCGCTTTAAGACTATTTCCTTATCCTCGTTTTCTTCGTCTCGGGATTTCCTTAAATATAACGCTACTTTAATCATAACTTACCGCCTATTTTCTCGTAATATGCGAGAAGTCTCTTTAATTGGGCTACTTCTTCCTCGCTTAGCTTATTCTCCGCGGGTTTAGAGAGAGCTAAATCGTCACATACTAGGTTGTCCAAGGAAATATTGAAGTATTCCGAGATCTTAACCAACGATTTAAGGGCTACGCCATCACTTGAGCGGTTAAACCATGAGTTAATAGTACTCGGCGGTATGTCTATAGCTTTCCCGAGGTCTTTACGGGTTAGATGGTTAGTATAGAGTAAGTATTCTAAATTCTTTAAAAAGTTATTCATAATAGCACCCCCTTCTTTTTTTCTAGAATTATAACCCAAACGAAACGAAATTTCATTATAAAGAAATGAAAATTAAAAATAAGTTGACAATAAAGCGTTGCAGGACTATATTATAAGAGTCGGAGCGATATATCGTTCCAACGAAACGAAATTTCATAGAAAGGGGGTTTAATATGGCTTCAAAAAAAGTTATTTATCCGAACTTGGTAGCAGAGCTTGCGCGTAACGGGCTTACTATTCCAAAGTTAGCGGATAAGTTGGGAATGTCGCGGACTAACCTTTATAACAAGCTCTGGGGCAATACTAACTTAACGCTTACGGATATAACTACCATTAAAGAGCTACTTAACGAGCTTAGTAACGGCGGCTATACTCTCGAGTATCTCTTTGAGCAGGAAAACTAATGGTTTACCGAAAGATACCGACTTACGCCGTACTTACAAACCTCTACGATGTGATTAGGGAAGTAGTCAAAAATGACGAGGCTTTCTATTCAGATCTAGAGGTCGAGGAACTTAAAGAGAACGAAAATAACAACTTCATAGAAAGGGGAAATAATGGGATTAAGAGACAAATTATTAATTATTCAGAATGAATTAAAAGCCCCAAAAGGGCAGGTTAACAACTACGGCGGCTATAAGTACCGAAGTTGTGAAGATATTCTCGAGGCGGTTAAGCCTCTACTTAAGGCAAACGGTTGCATACTTACTATTACGGACTCAGTAGAGCAGGTAGGTGAGCGCTATTACATCAAAGCCGAAGCTACCTTAAGCGACACCAAGACCGAAGCAAGCCTTACTAACGTAGCTTACGCCAGAGAGGAAGAAGTTAAGAAAGGTATGGACGCCTCACAGATCACGGGGACAGCTTCATCCTACGCTCGTAAATATGCTTTGAACGGATTATTCCTTATTGACGACACTAAGGACGCCGACACGGACGAACACGCAAAGCAGACAGGAGCCGAGAAGAAAGAAAAGCCTGCGGCAAAAAAGGCTACTCCAAAGCAGATAGAGTTAGTCAAGTCTTTAGTTAAAGATATAGACGGTATGCTTAAGTACTACAAGGTCGAGAAGATAGAAGACTTAACTATGGAGCAGGCGAGCGAAACCATAACGAAATTAAAGGGGGTTAAGTAATGGAGCTAATTAAATACAGAGGCGATATGCCGCTCTTAGATGTAAAGACCGCTACCGCGATCGCAGAGTTTGAAAAAGCGGCAAAAGAGATTAAAGAGAAAGAGGACGCTCTTAAAAAAGCTATCCTTGCAGAGATGGAAGATAAGGGGATAGTTAAACTCGATACCGCAGACTTAACTATAACCTACGTGGCAGGTACCGACAGAGAAACGCTTGACACTAAAGCACTTAAGGAAGAGTTACCCGATATTTACGATACCTACGTCAAGATAAGCTCCGTTAAGCCATCAATAAGGCTTAAGCTAAAGAGTTAGGCTATGGAGTCTTGGAAGATTAACGAGTACACCTTAGAGTACGACGACGACTCGCATATTTACTTAGTAGACGGCGTTATAGTTCCAAGCGTGACGCAACTCTTAAAGAGTAAATTCGGCAATAAGTACGACTTGGTTAATCCTGCGGTACTTGAGCAGGCAGCTATCAGGGGAACCGCGATACACGAGGCAATCGAGAAGTATTGCAAGACAGGCGAAGACGACGGCTCGAGAGAGGTCCACGATTTTAACTTCTTAAGAACAAGGCATAACTTCGAGGTTCTGGCTAACGAGGTACCGATTATTATAAGCGACAAAGAACCGATAGCGGCTGGGCGGTTAGACTTAGTACTCAGTATTAACGGACACAAAGCCATAGCAGACATTAAAACTACGGCGGTACTCGACAAAGAATACCTATACTATCAGCTTAACTTGTATCGTGTAGGTTATATACAAAGCTACGGCGGAGAGATAGAGGAACTCTACGGAGTACATCTTAAGAATGAAAAGAGGAAATTCGTAAATATACCGATTAATTCGGAATTAGTATGGGGGTTAATAAATGGATTTACAAACGATTATCAGCGAAACGATAGAAGAGGTTAAGACGGCAATCTGTAACGATTATTGCAGGTTCCCGAGAGAGTGGGACGCAAGCACTGAGGGTATGGAGTTAGACGAGTCGGCAACGTGTGAGGATTGCCCGCTTAACCGATTATAGAAAGGGACGAAATGAACAAAGTAATATTAATGGGGAGACTTACTAGAGACCCCAACTTTAATACTACCGCGAACGGCAACGCTATAGCAAGGTTTACGATCGCGGTAGACCGAAGATTTAAGACCGACGGGCAAGAAGCAGACTTCCCGAGTTGCGTTGCTTTCTCCAAGACCGCGGAGTTTATGAAAAAGTATTTCCACAAAGGGATGAAAATACTAGTAGAGGGTAGGCTCCAAACGGGAAGTTATGAAAAGGACGGCGTAAAGCATTACACCACCGACGTTATAGTAGAGTCCGTGGAGTTTGCAGAAAGCAAGAGAGATTCTGCGGAAGATAACGGCTTCGTAGTACCCGACGGGATAGAGAACGAGTTACCTTTTAAGTAGGAGACGTTATGGGAAATAATAACTTAACAACTTTAAGAAAGATACAAATAGAAGCTAGTAAGATAGTCAATGCGTTAGGGCGATACGGATTAAACGACATATACTTCACTTGTGAAGACAAGAAAGTAGAAGAGAGTTACCGAAAGCAGGAAAGGGCAAGAGAACTAGCGAAAGCATTAAGAAAGGGGACAATATGAGTAATATAGATGAAGTGATCGCGGACGCGATAGCAGAGGAAACAACCAAGCCAAAGAAAGAAACAGAGATTAAAGTAACGGTTAATCTTTCGGAGTATGTAGCTTTAAAGAAGAAAGAAACCGACTTAGACAGGATTTTAACCGCGCTCTTTACAGATGCAGAGCTTAATTACTCTAAGGACGGCTTAAGACTCAACGCAGAACGCGCAGGCGAGGCTATAAGCGTACTTTACCCCGAGGCTTATTACGGGTTAGTTAAAGACCTCAAAGGGGGCGAGTAATATCGACTTATACGAAGAAATACAACGACTTATGGCGGAGCTTACGGCTTCAATTAAGAAGCTAAGAGCAAACGGGGAAAAGTTAGCAGAGGCTGAGAGGGATTATAAGATAACTCTCAGGAAAGAGGCTCTCATCCTGCGGTCGGGAGATATGCCCGTAACTCTGATTAACTCCATTATCTACGGAGTGCCAGAGGTAGCAGAGAAACGTTTTAATCGAGACGTAGAAGAGGCTAATTACGAAGCTAATAAAGAACATATTAACATCACTAAGTTAAAGTTAAGGATACTCGAAGCCCAACTTGCGAGAGAGTGGGGCAGCGCAGGTAAGGGGGACTTATGACGGTTAGGGAATTATTAAAAGTTACCTCTCAGATAGTAGAAGCGGAAATAACCATAAGAAATAACGGGCTTTATAACTATATGTACGTCTACGGAGAACATATCCAAATACATAGAAGTTACGTTAGTAATAAGGTCGTTTTACAAGATGGCGAAATAAGAGAGTTTAACACGCCCGACATACGACTACCTGCTACCTTTATTGCGAAAGACCCGAGGAAAGCCGCAAAAGAGATCTTAGACTTGCCTATTACAGATCTAAAGATAAGTAATCATATTAACAGTTGGCTTTACGAGGATAAAGGGTGGACTAATTACGAGGCTATAATTACCTGCGATATAGGCAACGAAGAGTTTAAAGGTGTATGTGTGAGGAAAATCGAGACTAAGCCTAAGGAAGAACACGACGGGCAAATGAATATAAACGATTATCTGGGGTAAATATGGATACATGGGTAAAGAACATAAAGACGGGTAAAGCGTGGAAGTTAGACGAGGATAGTACTAAGCCTGTGTACGAGATTAATGGACATCTGCAAATGGAGTTAAAGGATATTTCCAAGTACAGATTTTACCCGTGTAATCCTGATCTAAAAGAAAAGGATAAAGAGGGTTATCAGCTTACTATATTCGATTTAGAGGTTTAAGGATGAAAAAATCACTATTACAGACCGAGAAAGAGTGCTATGTCTGCGGAGCTACTCAAGGGTTACACTATCACCATATATTCTACGGGACGGCTAACCGAAGGTTAAGCGACGAGGACGGTTGCGGCGTTTATCTATGCCAGAGACACCACACAGGAGCGGCAGGGGTACACTTTAACCGAAAAGCAGACTTAACACTAAAAGAGCGATGCGAGAGAGCGTGGCTTGAGTACTACAACAAGACCATAGAGGACTTTATAGAGAGGTATGGAAAGAACTACCTTTAATTTTTACCAAAGCAAAACGCAAAAGCGATTTATATAGCGCTGACGCGTGCAGAGAGCGCTTGTAAGGCGTTTTAACAGTTTATCCGATAACTTATAAGGCTAAAAGTTAGAACGCCTTAGAGAGGCTCTAGAAAGGAGAATAAATGGAACTTAAAACAGTAGAACAGGAAGTTAAAAAGATACTCGAGAAGAACGAGGCGGCAAGATGCGACGATATGAAGCTTTACGAGAAGTATGTAAGCGTAAAGTTAAAGGCTCTGGGACACAATTTTACCGACGCTTACTTCGCGAAGATATTCAGGAGCCGTAATTACAGAGTCTACAACGGGATAGCGACATTCGACTCAGTAGGCAGAGCAAGACGTAAGTTGCAGGAGAAGTACGAAGAACTGAGACCGAGCGAGAGTTCACTCGAAGCACGCCGCGAAATGGAAAGAAAATACCGCAAGTATGCCAGAGAGGGGGCGGAAGAATGAACGGCGTAGTTATTACCGCGATCATATGCTTTACGATAGTAGTTTTAACTTACATCACGAGAGACAGAGGCGGCGAGGAATGAAGATATTTATAAATTATGACTTTATGGCGTGGAATGAATACATAAACGCCGAGAGGACTAATAAATACCACGCTAACTCAATAAAGCAGGAAGAAAAGGTCTATATCTGCATGATGGTCAAGGAAAAGTACACGGGCAGCTATCCCGTAAAGCTGACGATACGCCCACATTTTCAGAACAAACGCCGAGATCTCGACAACTTTAGAATTAAAGGACTCTTAGACGGGTTAGTAGCGGCGGGGGTTATTAAGAACGATAACTTAACTTGCATAGACAAGATAGTACTCGAGGCGGTCTTTAGTGAGGAACGAGGCGTAGAGATTGAGATAGAAGAAAGGGGAAAAGATGAAGAGGAAGAGGATAAGAGAGGCACTTCTTAAAACTTTCATAATGCTTAATTTAATGTCGCTACTTGTATTCCTGAGTGCGGCGGATAGCGATAACATAGTATTACCGTTAGTTATGGTACTTGTTAACATATTGTGCCTCATTATAAGCGGATTCTACTACTAGGGGGACATAATGGCGAAGAAATACTTTTGGTTAAAGCTAAAAGCGGACTTTTTCACTAGCCGAGCGATGAAGAAGTTACGCAGGATAGCAGGCGGAGATACTTATACAATAATCTATCTTAAGTTACAATTACTAAGTCTTAAAGACGAGGGCGTACTTTACTACGAGGGTGTAGAACCTACTTTCTATGAAGAAATGGCTCTGGCACTCGACGAGGACGCGGATAACGTAAAAAACACTATAGAAAGCCTTATAGATATGGGGCTAGCGCAATTTTTGGACAATAACACATTGAGAGTATTTAAAGTACAAGACACTAGAAATAGGCAGACTAAAGAATATAAAAATTGGCGTCAAAGTGTATTTTTAAGAGATAATTTCACTTGCCAAAACTGCGGAGAACGTGGGGGAAATTTAGAAGCACACCATATAAAAGCTTGGGCTTATTATCCTAGCGAAAGATACAACATAGATAACGGACTTACTCTTTGTAAAAATTGCCATAAAAAAATACATAAGGGGGCAAATGATAATGGCAGAACGTAGAATGTTCGCAAAAGCGATTATAGATAGTGACGCTTTTCTCGATATGCCTATGAGTACGCAGGCACTTTATTTTCACCTATCCATGAGGGCAGACGACGACGGCTTTATAAATAATCCTAAACGTATACAACGGATGATAGGAGCAAGCGACGACGATCTAAAGCTACTTATTGCTAAATCTTTTTTGATAGTTTTTGAGAGCGGCGTCGTAGTTATAAAGCATTGGAAAATACATAATTACATCCGTAACGACCGTTATAAGCCTACGACGTATGTAGAGGAAAAAGCTTTACTTGTTGAGAAAGATAACAAAGCTTATACGCTTGGTATACCAAGCGACAACCAAGTGACATACCAAACGGATACACAGGATAGGTTAGGTAAGGATAGGTTAGGAGAGGATAGGTTAGGCGAGGAGAGGGTTAACTACCAAGAGGTAGTTAACTTGTATAACGACACCTGCGTGTCGTTCCCCAGAGTAACGGCTATATCTGAGGCAAGGAAGAAAGCTATTAAGGCAAGGCTTAATAAGTACTCTTTGGATGATTTAAAGAAAGCCTTTGAACTTGCCGAAGAAAGCGACTTCCTAAAGGGAAACAATAAAAGGAATTGGACGGCTAACTTCGATTGGATTCTTAAAGACGCAAATATAGCCAAGATATTAGACGGAAATTACGCCAATAAAGAAAAGCGCAAGAGTGAAACGGCGCAGGAACTCGACGACTTTTACAGTATGGCGAAAGATTGGGCGGAAGAATAGGAGAAAAGATGGAAAGACTTACATATTACGATTATTTCTCGAATTGTTACAAGATTAAGCCTGACGCTCCGCAGAGGCTTATTATCCAAAAACTCGGGAAGTATGAAGACGGGAATAACGCAAACAAAAACGAAGCACTTAATAAACTACTCGAAGAAGTGAGAGCGGAGAAACTTACTTCCGATGTATTTAAAAGTACCGATTGGATTACAGGCTACATTGAAGGGTTAAATGTGGCGGATGAATTAATAAGGGGGTTAATAGATGATTAAGTTACTTATAGCTTTCGCCGTAGGATTCATTATAGGAGCAATAATAGGGATTACACTTATAGTAATACTTTCGGCGAACAGGGGGCGAGATGATGATTCTACGAGAGGCGATTAAGTCTCACCAAGGCGAGGTAGTCAAGATTGGGGCGTTTGCCTGCTTTATATATTGTGATTTATGCGACGAAACTACTGAGGACTTTATAGAAGAACTTGACGACACAGAAAGAAAGCAGGTAAGAGAAGCTGCAAGACGTGCTAAAGCGTATCTAAAGGACTTTAACAAACTCTGGGAGAATCGGATAGCCTTAAAGTTTGAAAAGATAGAGGAAAGGCGTAAGGACGTCAAGAAAAGCTTAGAAAGGCTTGACCTAGACGAAAGCAGGATAAGGCTAAGCGATATTCCCAGAGCCGAGAAGCAGGAGAAACTAAAAGAGATCTTTAGCGCAAGGCGGCAACTTAAGGCGGAAAGAATCGAGACGAGAGAAAGAGTCTTAAGGGACTTATCAAAGGAAAAAGAAAAAGATTATAAAAGAGCGGTACTTTCTGCGGAAAAGGCGGCTCTTAAAAAGGAACAGTATAGACCATTAATTACCCGAACAGTACGGGAGATCTATAAAGGAATATACGGCGAGACGATAATACTTATAGAAGGTACGGAAGTCGGGAGTTATTGGACGGTTAAGGGATTCAGAAAAGGGAAAGATGAATAAAAGGGGTGATTATTATTAACAAGAAAGAGTTCGCGATTTTCGCGAGTGCTTTAAGGACGTATTACCCGAAAGAGAAGATATTACCTAACGAGCAGGCTATGGAATTATGGTTTACTCAGCTACAAGACATACCTTACAAGGTTGCCGAGGTAATGCTTACTAAGTGGGTAGCGACTAATAAATGGAGTCCTACGATAGCGGACATAAGGGAACAGACCACGATACTTTTAAACGGAGAGGCTAAAGAGTGGGGCGAGGCTTGGGAGAGCGTACTTAAAGCTATCAGTAAGTACGGTTCCTATCGTGAGACCGAAGCTTTAGAGAGTTTAGACGAGATCACACGGGAAACAGTTAAAAGAATAGGCTTTCGCAACCTGTGTATGAGCGAAGAACTAAATATAGACCGCGCTAACTTTAGAATGATTTACGAAAGCAGGGCGGAAAGAGCGAGACAAAACTCACAGTTACCGCCAAGGCTCCAAGAGATCATTAACACGGCATTACTAGAGAGGGGGAAAGATGAGTAACTATCATTACGTTAAAATCCCTTGGCATATACGACAATATGTCAAAAAGGAGTTAATGGACTATGAAAAAAATAAGAAATTACTCTCTAAGCTAAAAGGAAGTACCCGAGAGTTATTGCTTCTTAAGCTGAGACTTGAACAAATAGAGAGAGTATTCGAGAGACTCGATAAGAACGACCGAGAGGCGGCGCAGATTATCTTCATAGATAAATATACTCAGGGCGGCGCAGAGGTTGCGAAAGGAATAAGCAAAGGAGCTTACTACAACGCTATGAATAAGATAATATACCTAACCGCGGTCGAGATGGAATTAATATAGGAATTTAAAGAGGGTAAAACATCTTAAAATTAAAGAAAAACGAAAGGAGCCTAAGAAAATGGCAAAAATCATCATGAACTCGATAGAGTTGGTAGAACGCTTGGAAAATCTGGCAGGGCGAAAGACGTTTTATAAAAACAAGTACCCGTATAACCTCTGCTATAACCATGCGGACGGAAGAACTAGCGCGGATTGTGTCAACCTCTACAAAGCGCTACTTAACGGGTACGATGTAACTAATAGGACGGTCGGATACTTTCAGAACAACCTCAGTAATACGGGAGATTGTACCGAGTGGGGCTTGATGTCACAATGTAGCGACGTATCTAAGGACTTTACCAAGCTTAAGGCAGGCGAGCCGAGGCTTCTCTACAAGAGCGGACATATAGGCGGCTATATCGGAAAAGAAGTAACTCGCGGCGGTCACGTTTATAACTGTATCGAGTGTACGGCGGCTTGGGGCGGCGGAATACTCTATAGCTATGTAGATAGCAGAGGCGGACGTTACAACTATAAGGGCGGCTCTAAAAATGGAGATTGGACTCACAACGGATTAATGACGCCTTGGGTAAAATATATAAACGGAAAACCGCAGGAGCCGAAGAAATCTAACGAAGAGATCGCGGACGAGGTAATAGCGGGTAAATGGGGTAACACGCCAGAGCGCAGGGCAAGACTTGAAGCCGCAGGCTATAACTATAGCACCATCCAAGCGATAGTTAACGAAAAGTTAAAGAAGTACGTTACTACGGGAGAGGTCTTTTACACAGTAAAGAGCGGAGACACCTTAAGCGCGATCGCGAAGAAGAACGGAACAACGGTAGCTAAGTTGGTTTCCATGAATAACATCAAAAACCCTAACGTAATCTACGTCGGGCAGAAGTTAAGAGTTAAATAGGGGGTAATATGAGCAATAAGACATACGATACACTTAAATATATAGCTTTAATCGTACTTCCTGCGTTAGCTACCTTAATCCTCGCCCTAACTAAGATATGGGGGATACCATACGGCGAAGCGATAGCGGCGACCATAACCGCGGTAGATACTTTCCTCGGTACCACCTTAAAGATTAGCTCAATTAACTACAACGGGCGAAAGTTAGATGATGTGGTAGCTATGGTAGAGGAAATGGAGCGAGAAAAGGAAGAGTAATGGACTTAAAGAGTTGTAGCCGATGCGGACGTATACACCCGAGAGGGTTTAAGTGTGGTAGGACGTATAACAAGACCGCAGAAAGCAAGCTAAGAAGTAAATACGCTTGGACTAAGAAAGCCAAACAAATCAAAGAGGACGCTTTAGGGCTTTGCGAAGTTTGCAGAGCCCAAGGCGTTTACACTTTTGACGGGCTGGAAGTACACCACATTACAAAACTTGCAGATAATCCCGACGGACTGCTTGAAGACGACAATCTGATAACATTGTGCAGTTACCACCATAAACAAGCAGACGCAGGAGAGATAGACGCGGACTACTTAAGAGAATTAGTCAAGGTTAGACTAGGTTTAGTCAAGGATTAGTCAAGAAAAGGGGAAAACATGACACTTGCGGAGATCCTATGGGAAGACGGGCAATCACCATGCGTAAGATACAAGATAATATGCAGGACGAGACCATGCACGGCGGCACAAGGCTTTTATTGTTGCAAAGAATGTGACAATTACAAAAATTGCGCAAGTGCTTGTAAGATTAAGAAAGGGGAATAAATGACACTAGAAGAAGCAAAGAAGATAATCAAATCCGAGTGCTACATAGCCGACCTGTTAAACCTTGACAGGACACAGATGGTTAACACGGCACTTGACATGGCAATAATAGCACTAATAGCACTAGAGAAAACAAGGTGGATACCTGTAAGTGAAAGGTTGCCCGACACATTTGGGGGTGACTATTTAGTAACTATTGAGCATAAAGGCGAAGTTGAAGGTGTTGACCAAGCCACTTATAGTACGTTCGGTTATATTGATGGACTATGGGAAACCGTAAACGATTGGATTGAAGGACCTTCTGAAGACTGGCATGTAATAGCATGGCGACCACTACCACAGCCATACAAAGCAGAGGGGAGTGATGAGTAGTGAGATACTTACTAACATATGCCTACGAAGGTAAAAGAAGAGGTGAAAGAGTAAGCGGTCAGGGAAGTACAGTTATGACAGTAACGAGTACAGACAAAATAACACCAGAGGTGATAAATGATGCGATAGAGTGGGTGCGAAACAGCTTTGAGAAACATACAACCATATATGCCATAGCACCTATGGGATGGTTTAAGTTTGATGATGAGGGGAGTGATACAGAATGACGAATGAAGAAGTAATACATGAGTTCTACAAGCGGATTCCTCACTTCATGTGTGAACAGCCTTATGGAGAGAGAGGAAGGTACTTAACATCATATGCACAGGATGAATTATACTTTGTTTTTGATACTTGGTATCACGGATTCTATCTTGTGAAGGCTAGGTCACCGAAAGAAGCTATAGAGAATGTTAATTGTGATAGATTGGAGTATTTACCGAAGGGAGAGGAATAATGGCAAATTGGAGTGATGGAATAAACAATTTGATAAAGATAATGCTTGACCTTGCTAATATTGCCGATGAGGAACAGGAAACTCCATTCGACAGAAAGATGGGATTAGGGTATCGAGCATTTACTGCATATGTTCGTAGAGGATGTAAGGAAATAATCGAGTTACAAAGTAATTATTATTCAGCCTGTGAGAGCAAAGAATATGCAAATATGGAATTAAAATCCAACGAAGAAATACTAGAAAAGATATTCGGAAGAACCGACCTAGATGTTTACAACGATGATGAGATAGCAAGATTCAGAGCGTTGGCTGATGAGATTCAGAAAGAGATAGATGAGGAGGTAAACGCTGATGAAGAAACCTAGAAAAGTAAACACAATCAAATCCCTTAAATGGGAAATAGAATACTACAAAAGACGGACGTTTCCTGTAAATGTGGTTTATGAAAATAAATTAAGACACTTAAGATTAACATCAATATTTTCTCCTGATGAAGTGGTCGGGATGCCAAGAGATTGTATTTCAGATTGCTCATACACAGAATGACAAAAGCATTTGCAGATTATATTATGAGCCTACCGATTGAAACAAGATATGACGATGAATATAACGTATACAAAGCAGAATTAGATTTATGGGTTAAGCCTAAAAAGTTTTAGGAGGTACAGGATGATATATATTATCAGATACGCAATTCTTGTATTGATAGGATGGGTATGTTGTGACCTATTTCATAGATTCATAGATGGGAGAGTGAGAGCAAATGACAGATGAAGAATATGACTACTGCTATGAGTGTACAGGCTATGGAGATGATTACTATACGGATGAGAATGGTGATTTGGTTTGCTGTTGTCCAGAATGCTTATTTAATCCATTTAAAGAGGAGGGCGAAGAATGACGAACGAAAAAGCAAAAGAAGTATTACAGGAGCAGATAGATAGATACGGGCAGGAATATGATGCAGAGGGTATAGAGGCTCTTGAAATTGCTATAAAGGCACTAGAACCAAAGATGGGGCAGTGGATAGAAGAAGAAGTGTTTGATGGCGAGCTGGGTTACAGATGTTCGAAATGTGACGAATTATTTTGGCTTGAAAGTGGCACTCCGAAAGATAATGAATATAACTTCTGCCCGAACTGTGGCGCGAAGATGGAGGTGGAAGATGGAAAATAGACTTGTCATAATTCATTGTCCTTATACAGGAAGAAATTATATCTACACCAAAACAATCATTAACGGCAAGATTTGTGTTGATATAGTAAGGATTGATTAGGGAAAAGATATTGACAGAAAGTGAGGTATAGGAAATGAGTAAAGAAAAACAAATACAAGAATATGAATGTAAACAGTTAATAGATGAACTGTCAAAGATGCCACCTATGGTAATAGCAACAGCATATCTTCATGCCATTAACTATACATTGTATGGTGAAGATGTGACAAAAAAATGGGTAACAGCTACTCAACAGGCGTGTGTCTTAGAAAAGGCATATAGAAAAGGTTATTATGATGCTATGCAAAAATTAGCTTATGCTGACCAAGATACCTTGATGCCAGCGACATAGGCAGAAAGTGAGGATAAGGAATGATTAAAACAAAGCAAGAATTATTAAATCATTTTAGCGACATAAACGAAATGTATAACAATCCTTTTAAGTATCAGACCCTGAGCAATATGATTGATGAATTATTAAAGCAACAGCCTTGCGAGGATTGCATAAGCAGAACCGCACTACTTGAAAAGATAGACGAGGAACGAAAGCACTTACTTGATTTAAAGATGGACGGGGCAGAACATATCCTTGTACATCACGCAAGGCGGATTATTGAGGATATGCCAGTGGCAGGAAGTGAGGACTAAATGAAAGATTATACTTTAGCGATACTACGAAACAGACTCGTAGAAGAAACGAAGCTTGCCTATAAATACGGGCAGATGGCTAACGAGTACAGTATCATAGCTGAGTCACTACGCAGGAGTGTAGCAAGCTTAAGGAAAGAGATCACAGAACTAGAAGAGATTGAGGAGTAAAAAATGGAACTAAAAGAAACTATAGACGGAATGTTATCCGAAGATGTAAAAGAAAGATTTAAAGCAGAGTATCAGCAATTAAATATTAGAATAACAAGGTTAAAGAAATACATAGCACACTATAAACCAAAAATAAAACTAATTGACCTTTACATACTAGAGGAGCAATTAAAAGCGATGATTGAGTATCGTAACGCGTTAGAGTTAAGAGCAAGCCTTGAAGAGATAGACTTGGATTAAGACAGAGAAGCCAGAGGAGACGGGAAAGGGCGAAAGAGTCCCCCGTACCCTGAGACGGCGAAAATTCTAGACGCCTCGAGAC